TTAGATAGATTCTCTTACCAGGTTTACCCGGAAAGATAATTCAACTCAACACTTGAATTATACCATCTCCGGCGCGTCCTGGCAAGGGGCGTATTTTCTATACACTTTTTGGGAGGTGGACATATGATATTCTGTTGTTATGGGCGTAAATCTGTGTACTCTGACCGCTCCGACTCCGTGGACAACCAGTTCCGAATGTGCCGGGACTACGTCAACGTCAAGTATTCCGGCCAGGTGGACGACTTCCGGGCCTACTCCGATGAGGACTTTACAGGGGCCAACACCAACCGCCCGGACTTACAGCGGCTTCTGGAGGATATCCGGTCCGGCGCCGCAGATGTCCTTATCGTTTACCAACTGGACAGGCTATCCAGGGATGTCCGGGATTTTGCCAATATCTACGCCACTCTGGAGGAACACAGGGTAAAATTCGTATCCATCAAAGAAAACATTGACACATCCACACCCATTGGCCGGGCCATGATGTATGTGACCGTAGTATTTGCCCAGATGGAAAGGGAGACCATCGCCGCCAGAGTGACCGACAACATGATCGGGCTTGCCAAAAAAGGCTACTGGGTCGGTGGGAACCCGCCTGTCGGATATGTAAGGGACCAGATCATCGTGGACGGGAAAAAGCACTGTGCCATTACGCCGGATCCGGAGGGGGCCCGATATGTGACCTGGATTTTTGACTCTTTTATCCAGTTTGGTGGTAGCATACAAAAGATGGAGACGCAGTTTAAGCACAAAGGCATACGGACGCAGCGGGGCGGATTTTTCTCCGCTTCGCAACTCCACAAAATCTTGACCATGCCATATTGCGTAGAGGCTACGCCGGAGGTATACGACTTTTACCAGGCCAAAGGATGTATCATGGACCCGGGATCCCCCCGCGAAAAATGGGACGGCTCCGTCGGTGTCATGGTCTATGGCCGCACCACAGAAAAAAATAAGAAACACGAATTACAGCCCCCGGACCAGTGGAGGGTGTGTTTGGGCGTCCACAAGCCTTTTATGCCAGCCGAAAAGTGGCTTGCGGTACAGGCCCGATTTGCCCAGAACCAGCGTTTTAAAACCGCCCGCTGGCCGTCTCCCCTCTTAAAGGGAGTGATCCGGTGCAAGTGCGGCGCGCTTATGTCAATCGGACGCAAGCAAAAAGTGGACGGGTCCGTCTCCTCCGCATATTACTGTCCCAAACGGACGCGACAGGGTGCAGATGTGTGTGATATGAGACAGATCAAGTGCGAGACCCTGGACGCAAAGGTCGTTAATATCCTCCGCACAGTTGAACAAGATAATACCGCCATCCTCCGGTACGTCCAGAAGGACCCGGACACCACCGCCGGACCCGATCCCAAAAAGATTTCCGGCCAGATAAAATCCTGTGAAGCAAAAATCGAGAAGCTGGCGGCCTCGCTGGCCCTGGCCTCTGGCTCCGCTGCGACAAAATACATCATCGCAGAAATGGAACGGCTTGACCTGGAGATACAGGCCCTAAACCGGGAATATACCATAGCTGCGTCGGAGGAACGGAAACGCTCCGCCGCCCAGGTATCCACACAGGAACGAGCAAAAATCATCAGTGAGAAGATGCGAAACTTTGATGGGTTTACGGCAGCCGAAAGGAATGCAATCGCCCGGGAAGTAATAAAGAAGTGTGTCTGGGACGGGGAGACCCTTTATGTTGAGCTCTAAACCTCTCTTTTTTATATTGCGTCCTTCCGGTCTCATACGCAAAGCCGCCCGTATCAGCATCCCGATCCCGATGGCTCCCTGGCCCTCCCCGTTGGCGTTTCTTGTTTCCAGCCGTACCAGGTTCTCAATGTGGGCCAGCTTCAATTCCGCTGAATCCTCAATGGTGATCACCCGCTCTTCTGGAGGGATAAACTCCGAAAGAGCGTTTAAAAAGGTCGTCTTTCCCGCCCCCGTGCCTCCGCTGACAAAAATATTGTATCGGGCCGCCGCCAGTATTTTTAAAAGGTCCGCCGCCTCCCTTGTGACGCTCCCGTATTCCAGAAGCCGGTCCATGGTGATCGGATCCGGGAATTTCCGGATCGTGAGGATCGGTCCGTTTAGTGCCACCGGCTCCAGCACCACATGGACCCTCGAACCGTCCTCCAGCCTGGCATCCACAATGGGGGACGCCGTATTGACCGTCCGGTTGACCCGGCTGACGATCTGCCGGATCAGCTCCAGAAGCTGTTCCCGGGATTCAAAGGATTTTTCCCATCTCCGGATCCTCCCTTCTGTCTCCACAAACACCTCCTCCGGGCCGTTGACCATGATCTCCGTGATTCCCGGGTCATCCACCAGCTCCTGCAGGATATCCAGCCTCCGGAAGGAATCGAACAGCTCCTTCTGAAGTCTCAGCCTGTCCCTGAGAGCCATGGGTTCCCGCTCCATCTGCTCCAGGATCTTCCCGTCGATGACCTGGGACAGCTCCTCATCCGTCATCTGGCGCTCATAGGACATTCCCTGGAGGATCTCCTCCCGCAGCTCCCGTTTCAGATCCTGTATCAGCTCTCCCATATCCCTCTCTGCCCCTTTAACATCCCTCGGACGAAATCTCCCAGATCCCCCCACAAAAGCTCCTGCGGAAAATGCTCCATCCGCTTCATTCCTGTGACCATGGGAACATGGATCTTATGGAATTTTCCCGCCACCGTCTTTTTCCCGCTTTTTTCCACATACTGCTCAAACTCCTGGAGCTTGGCCCTGGAAACGGCATCTTCCCGGATGGGCATATAGACCGCCTGGCAGATCTCCAGAAGCGGCATGACCTGTCTCCCATAGTTCCCAATATCCAGGACCAGGGTCCCATATCCTCCCTCCTCCAGGATCTTTAACAGGAAATCCGCCATTTCCTCTGAAGTGATCTGGTTATAATCATCCGGAAAACGGATCGGAGGAAGCCAGGCCATATCTCCCAGATAGTAAATGACCGAATTAAGCTGAAGGCCGTGGAACCGGCCCTGCTTATAATAATAGATCAGATCTGAAAGATCCCGCTTCCACTGCTCGTCCAGAAGACCGGAAAAACCGGTAAACGTATCCAGCGTAATGAACAGCAGCTTTTCCTCTCTGGCCAGAAGCTGGCCCATTGCCAGGGCCAATGACGTTTTTCCGCATCTTCCCACCGGGGAATACACGCCGATGATCCGTTTCCCCGAAGCCGGAAGCCCCGGAAAATCCGTTTTCCCTTCCGGCGTTTCACAGTAGGCCGCCATCACCTCCCGCAGGATATCGTCGCCGGACTGGTATTTATAGATCCCATGCCCGCCTCCCTCCCCTGCCCGGACTTCCTCCTCTGTGAGAAGAATCCGCTGGACCGACGGGAGGCCTGGAAAGCCTCCTTCGGACAGCGTTCCCGTAAGGAGCACATCGATCCCATGGTCCCTGGCAAACTCCTCCAGCCGCTTCCTGGATGTAAAGGCCCGGGCGGAAAAGATCCCGTCCTCCCTCCGGTTGATATAATCAGAAAGCCGTTCCGCATAAAACGGATCCTCGTCGTAAACTGCCATGATCTTTTTCATCTTCCCTCACCTCCTCAGAGATATCTTCCAGCCAGCCATATACAATATCCCAGGAACAGCCAGGGACCCAGCCGCAGGATATTCCGTTTATCCTCCCTTCCCGGATATTCCAGGAGCTTCCCCTCCCTTCCGGAGCGGATGATAAAGGTTCCGATCCGCTCCATCCGCATCCACAGCGAGCCCTGCTGCCAGATCATCCCCGCCGCCCGGAGGGCGGCCAGAAAAAGCCCGGTGAAGATCACCAGGAGCCCCGGCCCCATACCCAGAAGACCTGTACAGAGAGCCATCAGCTTAATGTCCCCGGCTCCCAGCATCCTGCATAAAAACAGGGTATAAAATACAGCACATGTACCAATGACCCGGGCCGCCAGTCCCGCCAGCAATATAAACACATCTCCGCCGGTCCCGGCTCCCCATATGGCTCCCACAATCCCGCCTGCCAGCCCCAGAAGGATCTGCCAGTGGAACACCTTCCCATACCTTCAGTCCGTCACAGCGGCTGAAAGCAGTACGACAAATAAAACTGCCAAGGGCAGACACCTCCCATCTTTATTTTTGTTGTTTTCTGGAATCCTGCCCCGATCCTGGGGCTTCCGGCGAAACTGCCGGTCCTGTCCCGGGCGGACGCCCGGTTGGAAATGATCTGGAAATGAAGAAGCTCATTTCTGAATGTGCTCCTATTATCGGCCAAACAGGAAAAAAAGTCAATTTCAAAACCGTAAAATCGCCCTCTATATTTTCAGCAATATTCTACAAAAAATTTCATACAAAATAATAACTTTACTAAGTTTTATCCAAAACATTGACGTACCTTTCAAAAAATGCTAGAATATATTTAGTTTATATTTTTAAACCAATGGAATCAGAACACACAGACAGGAGGGCCATCCTATGCCGCAGGAACCGGACGACAGAGAATATACGCCGGATGAAAGCCGGTTAAAAACTTCATTCAGGGAGTGTATCCCCCTTTTCATCGCCCTGGGCGACAGTACCCGCCTAGCCATCATCCAGCAGCTTTATGAGGTGGAGGAGGACCGCAGATCCCTGGAGACGGAGCAGAAAGGCGGCCGCAGCGTATCCGAAAAACGCCGCGCTCCGGGTCTCAACGTGAAAGAAATCACAGAAAAAACCAGTCTTTCCCGTCCGGCTGTCTCCCATCATCTGAAGATCCTGAAGGATTCGGGGCTGATCGCTGTGGAAAAACGCGGCGTCTGCAATTATTACCATCTGACCAGCCAGTCTGCCATCGACCGGCTTCTCAGATTAAACGAGGCGCTGCAGCAGAATTCCAGTAAATGAATATCTCGCCCATAAAAAGACAATACTACCATTAACCTTTGTAATGCTCCGGAACGCGCCGCACAGCACCGGAAGTCAAACCAGTCAGAAGCCGGAGGTTCCGAAGCTTCCGGAAACCGGAAAAACAGCCTCCAGCAAACGAAGCTGCGGGCTGCCGGGAGGCCGGATACTGGAAAAGACCAATACCAGAAGAAAGGAAAATGGAAGTATGCGATTCATAAACAAAAAATCCGCGCCAAATAAGGAACGGACGAAGGAGCTTCTGGAGCTGAAAAAGCAGATCATGGCCAGCCAGACTGCGATCCTTTCCGCC